CGGCAACTCCAAGCATGTGGAATGGGTGCATAAGGATGTTATGTTCTGCCTGGAACACAAGCATGTAGTTAAAAGTACCACTGATACCTAGAGGCATTGCATCAGAGAAAGAACCTTGGCCGAAAGGATAGACAAGGAATACTGCGCTTGCGGCAGCAACAGGTGCAGAGTAAGCAACCATGATCCAGGGACGCATACCTAGACGGTAAGAAAGTTCCCATTCACGACCCATGTAGCAGTAGATGCCAATGAGGAAGTGGAAGACTACCAATTGGAAAGGGCCACCGTTGTAAAGCCACTCATCTAGGGAAGCAGCTTCCCAGATAGGATAAAAGTGAAGTCCAATAGCATTGGACGAAGGAATCACAGCACCAGAGATGATGTTGTTTCCGTACATGAGTGAACCAGCAACTGGTTCACGAATACCATCAATGTCCACTGGGGGAGCACCGATGAATGCGATGATAAAGCAAGTAGCAGCAGCAAGCAGCGTTGGGATCATAAGAACTCCGAACCACCCCACATAAAGTCGGTTATCGGTTGAAGTGACCCAGTTGCAGAACTGTTCCCAAGTATTTGATTGTCGTTGTTGTGAAATTGTAGCAGTCATTTGTTTAAGAGTGTTAGATATGAGTTCGGGGGGACGAACTAGTATCAGTATACTCCACACCACCCTCCAGTGTGGATATGAGAGACTGTGTTTAACCTCCCCATAGGTCTCGGTTAGGAAGAGGAGCAACATTAAGAACTTGTTACATTTCTTAACTTGTTGATGTATTTATCATAACACAAAAAAACACCTCTGTCAAGGGGGAGTGCCCCTCTTGAAATTAAACTACTTATTATAAACCCCACGAGGGAATACTTGACCGGATACTGGTCTTCTTCCCGTTAAGTATCCAGGTCTAGTATCTGTTAAAATACTAAAGTTAGAACCAGTTATATTCCCAAGTCTCACAGTTCCATTAGAAGGTTCAATTATATAAGAACTTGTAGATTGAACTTGAAATGCTGTAGTTGATACAAAACCAACAACTGCTGTTGTTAAAGTTGGAAAAGTAAAATCTGCCATCAGACAGTCCTCGCACAGAAGAGAATACCACGAGTTCTCGTAGTTTGATTATAAGAACCAGTAATTACAGTATAAACTTCAGAACCACTGATAGTAATAGTATCACCTTGTTGAATATTCGAAGATGGTGTTGCATAATCAAAATCAATCAATACAAAGTCATCGGGAATATAGTATGGGCAAGGAATTAAGTGTGTGCTGATTGGAATACCTTTAATTACAGCATTAAAGTTTGCTGATGATGGTAAATAATCTATATTATTCTCTCCACCATTACCACGATTTGATGTTGTGGCATTATTTCTTAGATAAATGCTTGCGTCATATACGTTTGAACCTTGTGGGCAAGATGTTGAACGATAATATGTACTTTTAAATGGAGACATATAATTCCCATTAGGAAGAGGAACATATCCAAATTCAGCAGCACGTTTTGATGGGATGGTACTACTATAATTATTGTATTCACCAGCAATATATGTTCTAAATTCTAAATAAGGAGTAGAATCATCTCCGTATGGAATAATTAAAGTTAATCCACTCAAAAATACATTGTCATAATCCCATAGTGTAGATGTATAATTATGAGATATGAAAGTTAGATATGTATTATCTCTTAATTTTGTAGAAGATAGTGTTGGATGTTTATAAGATAAGACTGCAAATTTTGGATCTACTCCTGACTTATAAATGTTTAAATCTAATTGATAAGATGTAGAATTTGCAATTGTTTCACCAGCAGTAGTAGTTTGGGTAATATAACCCCAATTATTAGATGATATATCAAAAGCAATATTACTTACAACTGGTATAACTGGAATATCAAAACTAGAATTACCAGCAAATCTATTTGGATATCCACTTGCCCTATTAACATATGGAGATGAAACATTTGAAGGGTGAAATGCAGACCCAACATGAAATGCCAAATTAGTATTACTTACCATTTGGAATCCCCTATAGGTATCTCCAAATTTCTTATTTGATTGAATTGTGTGTCTCAATACTCCCCAAGGGTATGTCCCCCCAGTGGTTACATCTTTATCATAAAAAGTAGTTGTGGATCCATAACTAACTGGAGATGCACCTCCCTCAACTAAAACAGTAATGCCAATTGCAACAGCACCATTTCCAGCACCTCCAGTATCTGCTGGTGATAATGTTACATACTCTCCATTTGTATATCCAACACCAGGACGATTGACATAAATTGAATTTACTGTTCCATTGTTTCTTGAAACATAAAAACTTGCTCCAGTTCCAATTCCTGTTGAAGTTGCAGTAAACACATCATAATAAGATGTTCCCGATGATCCTACAGTTCCACCACCACTATAAGCACTAATACCAGTTACAATACCAGTTTGTGTTTCACCATGCCAGCCTAACCAAGTAAATGCACTTTCCAACTGATAAATTGCATCAGTTCTAGCCCATCCTGCTGCCTTAGAAATAGTTGTAGTTGTAATTGCCATTTATTATGCCTCCAGTTGAAGAATGGTTAGGTTTGCGGTAATTGATTGAGTTGAACCAGAAAGATTTGTGATTGCTGCATAAATTGTAGTATCAGCAGGATCATCGAGGTTTCCACCCATCACAAAGGGAGAAATTATTTGAGTTGTTGAAATTCCGGTAGTAACTACTTCAGCAATTACTCCACTTCCAGGTAATGGATCAATTCCAATACTTCTAGAAGCATCGGCAACACGAGATGCACTATCAGTATATATGCGTAACCAACCTGCAGTAGATAGACCGACCTTCATCAGAGCATAAGATTTAAATCCAGTAATGTTAGTATTACCAATTCCATTATTTGCTAATGATGCGGTTGTTCCTGAAACAGTAGTTCTCGATTGTAATGAACCACCAGATGCCGTGATTGTTGCAATGCCAGAAGTAGAATAACTAACATCAAGTCCAGTTCCAAAGTTAATCGTTCTAGCAGAACCAACATTCACATTATCATCTAAAACAACAATACCAGATCCTGTTGCATTGACATTAAGAAGTGCAGATCCATCAATTGCAGGAAGATTCCCAGTAAGTTGTCCTGCAGGAATATTTGTGAGACCTGATGCAGAACCAGAGAATGATGATGCAGTGATGATTCCAGAAATATTAGCATTACCTGTTGCAGAAATACTTCCAGTTTCACCACTAATTCTAAATCTTTCTTGTCTAGAAAAACCAGATTGTCTTCTGTAGAAAATAAAATCTCCAATATCACCAGAACTATATCCATTACTATGGAATTCTAAATCATATTTAAACCCACCTCCAACTTTGTTTAATTTTATATTAGAAAAATAAGTTGAATTTAAATCAGTTGCACTTGGTCCAGTTAAGTTAATTTCATTTTGCTTGATTAATAATCCAGATGCATTTGTCCCAAGTTGTATATTTCCAGATGATACAATTAATGATGTAGATAATCCTATTTGAACATTATTAAAAGTTGCTATTCCTGCAGTAACATTGCCAAGAGATACATTTGGAGTTCCCGCAAGTCCATAAGCAGTTGATGCTTCAGATACTGAACTTGCGCCAGAAACAGTAGCAATACCAGAACCAAAGGAAACATTTATATTTGAACCAAAGTTAATTGTTGCTGCAGTTCCAACAATAGTTCCATCTTCTCTAATTTCAACTCCAGCACCAATAGAAACAACTCCAAACAATGCAGAACCATCAATTGCAGGCAATACACCAGTAAGTTGATCTGCATTTAATGTTCCATAAAAACTTGTGGCAGATACAACACCAACAACTGTAAGTGCTTCTGTAACTACTGTGGTCTTAATGCCAACATTACCACTGGAGTTTATGTATTGTCTGATATTTCCTTCACCATCAGCAATCACTACATTATTTGATGAAGTTCTGATGTCAAGGTTTCCAGAGTTTCCATCATAAGCACCAAGGATTACATTGTAAGATCCTGTAGAAACTTTTTGACCCGCTCTGCCACCAACACCGATGTTGTATTGGCCAGTGGTTGTATCGTAGTATGAGAGTTCTCCGATACCAATATTTCTTCCTGAACCACCACTTAATGATACAAGAACCTGATCACCAATCGCAATATTTCTACCACTTCCAGATCCTGCAGGTAAATTGCCAAATCTGAGGTTTGCAACAGCATCTGCTTGAATTCTACCTTGAGAAATAGTAGTGACTCCACTTACATTTAGAGAAGAAGCATTTGCAGTTCCACCAGTAAGATTTGTTGCATTAGTAATTGAACCTGAGAAGTTTCCTACAAAAGTTGTTGCCGTAACAACTCCTGTAACTCTAACATTTCCATCAACTGTCAGTTTTGATGTTGGATTTGTGGTTCCTATACCAACATTTGAAAGTGTATGAATTCCTGCTGCTGTTGATTCCCAATATTTTTCAGTAGATATTCCAAAAATTGCATTATCAACATAACCTTCAGACGCTAGACCAACTATAGAAGGAATAAGAGGTTTATTTGATAAGTCGTTATAATTTCCAGAGAATGTAGAAATAGCAACTAGATTATCAACATAACCTTCAGTAGCGTAACCAACTAAAGAACCAGAAGTTATAAATCCAACTAGATTATCAACATAACCTTCAGTAGCGTAACCAACTAAAGAACCAGAAGTTATAAATCCAACTACAGCATTATCAACATAACCTTCAGACGCTAATCTGAAATTCCAGGAGATGAAACACTAACAGATAAATCCGTTAGATCTATTCCTGTTTGATCTGTTATAGAAACAAATTCAAATTTTTCAAGTGAATGATTATACTTGAGAAACTTTCCATTATAAGCACTTGCATTTGTAGCAATGCCAACAATATCATCAAGATACTTCAATCTTACTTCACCGCCTCCCCCCACAGAGGCAAGTTGCTCTTGAAGTCTTCCTACAAGAAGTTGATAATGATTTTTTAATTGTTCAAAAGTTACAGGAGATTGTAGTAAAGGATCATTAGTATTTTTATCATTCAGATTTTCAGATAAAACTTTGTATTTATAGGCAAGATCTTGTAATTTATTTTCAATTGCAACTAAACCATTTGGTTTCTTCTTAATTTCTTTGAATATTTCTTCTCTCAAAGATACAATGTCGTTAGAGTAAGTAGAAACATACTTTTCTACTGCAATCTGTATTTCACTATTATACAGACTCTTAACAAAAGATCTGGCATTAAAAACTTCTTCAGTTATTACTTCTTTATATAACTCTTCTATTTTTTCTTTAGTATCTTTAACTTGATCCTCAAAATGTTCGCAAAGTTCCTTTTTTAAATTACTAATCCTAGTTTCAACACGAAGTTCCGAAGTATTTACTTGTTTCTTGTATTTTGGAATTTCATTTTCAATGAGATCACCAACAACTTTATAAAGTTCTACTAAATCCTCTTTTACTTCGACGATTTGATTTTTACCAGATGTTAATAATTGCTCTTGAATATTTTTAAATACGCCGTCAATATTAGAAAAAGACAACGAAATATTCTCCTCAAGATCGCTACAATGATCTTGAGATATTTGTTCTACCTGTTCACTCAAGGTTGAAACTTTTTCTATTCCAAAAAAATCTGAAGGTTTTTTAAGCGCCACTATTATTACAATATACCTATACAGATATTTATTCTACTATAAAAATCTAAATATGACAACTAAAATGTCTTAGTCGCCAAACAAGAAATCCAACAAAGGAGCTTCAAAACAAAATCAAGGCAATGCGACTGCTAAAAAAGCAAAAAACGGCGGAAAGAAAAAGTGAGGTGTCACCTTGCCAAGAGAATGGAATACTCCCAAAAGGGAACCTTGGAATGCTCCTATTCATAATATCCTAAAAGCAATAGATAATCATACTCAAGAATATTTCAAGAGTGGTGATATTTGGCATCTAGAAAAAGCAGATATGTTGAGACAATACTTAAGAGAACTTAAGAGTTGGATACATAAGCAAGAAGGCAGATAAAAATGGATGAGGTAGTTTGGAGCATTATTATTATGTTAGGTATTGGATTATCTGGAACTTTATGGATAATTTACTACATACTTAAGATGGCAAACGACGAATCAAATGTATCAATACAAAATCAAAAAAATCACAAAGATAGTTGATGGCGATACTGTTGATTTAGATATTGATTTGGGGTTTTCATTGACAATTTCACATAGAGTTCGTCTTAAAGGTGTCAATGCACCAGAAAGCAAAACAACAGACTTAAAAGAAAAAGAAAAAGGACTTACAGCTAAAGCGTGGTTAACAGAACAACTATCTAAAAAGGGTGAATGGACTATTACAACACATAAAGAAGATAAATATGGAAGAATACTTGGTATTCTTCATCGTACAGAAGATACATTTACAATAAACGAAAAAATGTTGATGGAAGGTATTGCCATACCTTACATGCAAGAATGAAAAGATTATTTCTTATTGGATTGTTGGTTATAAGACTCATCACCAACGAAGGCGTATTCAATGAAGGAAGAAGACCTCAACCAAAAAGACAATTTCCAGAAATCATTCGATTCATCAGAAGACCCGCCAAGCGTGGTAGGAAAAAAGCACGGTTCATTATTGAATAAACTTATTTTTGTAATCTGCTGTGCTGTAATTGGATTTGTTGGAATCAACTTCATTGCTTGCAATTTTATGGTCCCAGGTACAATCAATAGTGCTAATGTAAAAGGAGACCTAAAAAATCCCCCTCCTTTGGACTGCAAAGAATCCGAAAGAAGAGGGTATGAAACACTCTTGACAATTTTAACTACAGTGATTGCATTGAGAACTAAAGTCGAAGATTGATATGAAAAACATCAGTGCATTCACAATAGTTAGATTAGTAATCTTAGGATGGTCTGCTTCTTTACTAACCTTAGGTTACATGGATTATTTAAAAAAAATGGATGCTACTTTCATAGCATCCGTCTTTACTTCTACTTTGGCAACCTTTGGTGTTGATGCTGCTAACAGAAAATCAAAGACCAGCCTTAACAAATCTGTAGATTGTGATACCTGCAGATCCAAGAGTAGCGAAGAGAGCACCTAAACTACTAAAGAAACCTGATATCTTTTCTTCTAAAGGTTTTCTTTCTACATGGAATAATTCTCTATTTT